TGGGGTCTTGAGTTAGTGGAAGCCCAAATAAAGCCCTAAACTCATAACCATCCCCTAGCTGTGTTGTTCTTATTCTAGGTGAGCTTGTTTTTCTCATCCCATAAGTCGGAGAGATACTTGGAAAAGTTGCCATGTTACCTCGCTAAAATACCGCCAGCCCTTTTTTGTTTTACAAGTTCTGCCTGTACAGCAGAAGCAATAGCTTGTCCTAATTGGTTTGCTGAAGGCTGATTCCCAGAAACCGAAGAACCCTGTGCGTCTACGCTCACGTTAACAATATTAGTAGTACCACCGCCAATCTTGTCGTTAGCTGTAATTGTTCCTGATCTGCTAGGGCTAAATAGTTCTGGCCCTTTTTCTCCTACTATGTAAGATTGCCCAGAGCTTACAGGGCCACCTCTTTCTCTTTTTTTAAATAACCCACCCAAGAAACCGCCTATACTTCTACCAACACCAGAAACAGCAGATTGAATTTGAGTTTGTATAAGTTGTCTTTTTAAATCCTGTAAAACATTTGTTGCGGCCTGTGCTAAAGATTGTGTACCCATAACAGCATCAGTCAAGTTTGATACTATTCCTTTTTCAACACTTTCTCCAATTTCTATAAATTTATCTTTTAACTTATCTGCTTCTCTTGCGGTCTTTGTAACTTCTTCTGTTTGTTTTTTTTGTAGATCAGTATTCTTATTAATAATTTTGCCATTTTCTACGTTAATTTTTCTTATATTGTTTGTTGCTTCTCCTGTACTTTCAACACCTTCTTTTAATTGATTGACAGATTCAAGATTAGTATCAATTTCTACTTTAAGTTTTGGAAGTTTTACTCTGCCAAAAATAAACTTAAGGACAGGATTTTTATTTACAAAATCAACAACTTTTTTAAATTGTTTAACAATAAAACCAACCATCCCTCCTATTATTCTGCCTACATCTGCTCCTAGCTTGATTACGCTATCAGAAAATGCGGTAACTCCTTCTTTGACTCCTATCCAAGACTGTTCAAGATCAAATACAAAACTTGTAGCATCAACTCCAATAGCTTTTGCAATAGCTTTACCTACTTCATTAACAGCAGCAAAGATAGCTCTTACTGGTGTAAGAACAAGTTTAAAAGCAACCCCTAAAGCTTCAACAGTGACAGCCGCAACTTTTAAAGATTCTCTGATGATTACACCAAACTCAGAACCCTCTCCAGCTAAGTTTGTAAATGCAGTGCCTAATCTTGTAAGTTGTCCTTGAATTGTATTTGATGCTGTAAATGCAGCTTTCGCAGCAACGTCTTGAGCATTTGCTTGGTTTATAAGATTTTTATTAAAAGATACTAGCTGATCATTTAACAAGGGTAATACTGCTGTCCTTGCTTCAACAGATCCAAATAATAAAGCAAGTGTTTCTTCACTAGCACCACCCTTGTCAACAATTTCCTGTAATACACCGCCTAAACCTTTTGATTTAAGTGCAGCCGCACTAAAGTCTATACCAAGTTTCTCCGCAGCTTTAGCCGCTTCACCTGTTGGCTTTTGTATCGCAGCAATAACTTGTCGTAATCCAGCAAAGGTAGATTCAACAGGAACACCAGTTGCAGTGACACTAGATATTGCCGCATTAAGTTCATCTATTCCAACACCAGCACCAGCCGCTATAGGTGCAAGACGACCTATCTGTTGTGCATATTGTTCAACAATAATTTTACCATCATTCTGTGTTTGTACGAATCCATCAACTATCTTTGCCGCATCAGCAGAAGATTTGCCATAAGCATTTAAAACAGAGGTAGTTGCATCAGCAACAGTAGCTAAATCAGAAAATCCACCAGTAGCACCTAACTGTGATGCCTTTAATACTTCTGTAAGTTCTGCGACCTCACCAAAGCCAGCAGACGCTACATCATAAGACGCTGATAACAAATCAAGTTGGGATACTTGACCACTTAATTCATTTGATAAACTTGCAAGTTTTGGTTGTAATGTATCAACATCAACTCCAAGTGTTTTAACTTTCGCAGAAGCAAAATCTTGTTGAGCTAAAACCCCAAAAGCTTTAGTAAATAAACTTATGGCTGTAATTCCAAGAGTTATAGGGCCAAGAAATGCACCTAAAGCCGCAGCCGCACTTTTAAAAGACAAAGATGCCGCATTTGCTCCTTTAGAAGCACCAAAAAAACCTTTCGGTAATACTCTTAATCCATGATTTGCATCTTTTAATTTACTACTTGTACCACCAACAGTTTGATTAAATTTCTTTGCCTGTACATCAACATTCTTTAACGCTGTAACAGCTTGCGTAGCATTTACTCTTAGTTCTACATTAGAGACTGCCACGACTAAACAATAACTCCTTTAACTATACTTGGCTTTGCGTTGTGCCGCATCTGCCTGTTTCTTTTCTCTATCATACTTTAATTCATAGTAACCAGCAAAATATATCAACTCTTCATCTGTAAGTTGTGTTCTTAGTTCACTTACTGTCTTACCTAATTCTGTTGCAAGGAAAAACTCAAAATTTAACCAGTTATCCCCCTTTAATCTTCCTTTACTTTTGTAACTGTAACGTCAGCATTTACCCCAAATAAAAATAACTCAATCTCATTCAATACATTCTCTGGTAAATCCGTTTGTAAATTACCGAAGTCTGTAGGATGAAAAGCCTTTGTTCCATCTTCCAACTCAGCTAATTGACAAAGCATATGGGTTGATACAACTAAAGGGTCATCACTTCCAGCCCTATGTGTAGCTCTTGCCCTATCTGCTCTTGTTATGGCTTTAAAGTACAGAGAGACAACTACATTTCCACTGTCATCCTTTACATCAAACTTTCGCCTCTGGTTTAAATCAAAAGCGGCTTTTAATGTATCAAGTGTTCTTTGTGCTGGCATAAATTAAAGTGCGAAGTATTTTTAATTTACTATATAGCTGAAGTTATTGCACCATTTGTGATAAATGAAATATTCACTACTTGTATCTCACCAAGCGTTGCACCATATTCAGCACCTGTAATTATTCCAGCGAATCCTATCTTTTTGGAAGCTGTAGCTGAATCAGGGAACAATTCAAATAATGCGTCACCAGCATCACCTGTTGTGAATACATCATCAATAAAAGCTTGATAGTCTGAGTTTCCACTAGCATCATATAAAAGTTCTGCTGAACCTTCGCCACTAATTAAACCACCTATAAAAGTCTTTGAAGTTGCCCCCATTGCAGTTGTTTCTTGTGTATCTTTAGAAACAGATAATGACCAAGATCTAAGCTCGCCTATGTTGGCTTCTGTGCCGCCAGCGTTCTCAAACATTAGTTTGCCTACATCACCTTTTACAGCCATAACAAAAAAAAGAAATATTTATAAATATATTAACTCTTTTCGGTAGTTTTTACACCTTTCTTAGAATTTTGTTGACTCTCCATATATCTTTTGCACTTATTATCCCAGTAATTTGCTTCTCTTCTGCCTTTTACAGCTTCGATAGCATCAAGCATTTCTTCTGTAATTTCAAGTTTTGGCATGATTAAAGATCCTCATATATTTCAAAAGTTATTCTTAATTGAGTTTGAAACTTACCTTCTGGACTTGAGGCTAAAATCTCAGGGCCAATGGGTGAATCAAAAATAACATTTGAAACTGTAATATTATTGTAAAGGTCACGCAGTCGTTTGCCAATTACAAAGTTTGACCCTGCCCCTAAACCCTCCTCTGTAAAAACATTCAGAAGAATTAAACCGACAAGACTATTAGTTGAATTAGCAGACCCTCCCATAGTTAAATAACTACCAGTACCAAAGCTAGTAACGCACTGTACAAAGGTATCTTCTGCTGTTGAGTCAAAGGTCATATTATTAAATACAACAGGAATCGCTGGGCTTGAAGCTAGCTCTGTGGCTAACCTAGCCTCTATTGTGGATCTAACTGTATTTAAGTCTGTAGCTGCCATTTATATCCTCCGTTTGATTTTGCCATATTCATCTGTTGCCCATTGCTGTAACTCTTTTCCAATAAGTTCTGGAAATCCAGCTTGAGTCTGTTGTCTTGTTCTAAAAGTGTTCTTCCAAGATGGCGGTAAATTAGTTCCGTAGCAAACTGGTTCTGCATAAGGTAAGTTATTTATTATTGTTCCAGTAGTAGGTTTGATTTCTGTCTGCCATGAGTTCCGTAACCTACCAGTATCAACTGGTGTTGCTTTCTTAACTCTTCTAGTCCATTCAAGGGTAGTTGCAGCTACTAAATCAATTACAGCCTCTTCCATTACATCTGGGATCTGATCTATTCTAATTTGTCTGGTCATAGTTACCTCAAGATAAGATCAAAACTTACAGGTGTATTATTTTGCTCATTCGTCACGATTTGAATAATTTTAAATTCTACGCTGCTAATAACAACTCTATCTTTTGTTGTCGGTACAAAAGTCAGATCTCCAGCAGATATAGTTAACAACTTATCCTGTGACTCAATCAAATCATTGACCTGATTTCTTGAGACATTACTTAATGCACCTTTAATAGTGGTATCAGATGTAGATTCTGTTATCGCTCCAGTAGTGGTGTTATATGCCCCTGCTGTTACTTGTCTGATAGTTACATCACCACCAAGCTTCTTAAGTGAAGCACTGGCAGCTTTTTTTAGTGCATTAGCAAGACTCATAATCTATAAGCTATTACTTGTCCACTTGCAAGCGTAATACTTGTGATAACACCACAAACCTCTGATGATGCTTTCATTGTAATGCCGTTAATAGTTGCAGATCCATTCTCTGTGA